TTCAAGTCGTCGGTGGCTCACTGCTTGACCTAAGTGACCGCGCTAATCCGAAGATCGTTTATCAGCAGCCAAAGAAGATCGAGTCCGGCCTATTAGGTGGCGGAAAGTACACTTACACCAAAGACGCAGAGGGCAACATTCAGGTCAAGCGCAGCGATGTGTTTGATGAGATCGTTGCGGCAGAGCAGAAAAAGAAAGCCGACAAGCCTCTTAGCACATCGGCTCAAAAGGCAGAGGATGATGACTTCTTCGCAATCGACACCTCTAGCGGCATCCTTTCAGAAATAGACCGCTTCACTGGCCTTATTGATCAAGACAAGCTCGACTTTGGATTCTTTGAAGGTATGTCTGACAGCGTGCAGCGTGGTCTTGGTATAGCTGGCGAAGAGGAGATCAACTCCGCACAGTTCGACACTTTCTTAGAAAAACTCAGAAACGATACTCTGCGCTTGAACAAAGGTGTGCAGACAGAAGGCGATGCGCAGCGTGCATTGAATGAAATTATTGCAAACAAAAATGACACGAAAGTTGTCCGCGCTCAGTTAAAGCGTCTGCGTGATTTAAACGAACGCGCCATTGAGCTTCGCAAGCGCAACATCAACCGCCGCCGCAAATCTCAGGGCGGCAGTGCTTTCGATTTCTCCGACTATACCAACCCAACAACAAGCGGCGACGTTAGCTATGAGGTGGTCAAGTAATGCCTAAGATAAAAGTAGACGGTGTCGGCGTTATAGAAGTCAGCGACGACTTCAATGATATGACCGATAGACAAAAGCAGGACTTTGTGAACCGCATCGCCAGTGAGCGAAAGAATGTCGAAACCAAAAACAAACGCAAAGATGATGACGATGGATATCTTGCTAATCTTGCACGCACCGCTTTAGGTCAGGGCGCACTGCTTGGCTTCGGAGATGAAGTGGAAGCAGGCTTGCGCACAGGTTTTGGTTTGCTTGGCGATTACGACAAAACAGTCTCCGATGTTCGTGGGCAGTTAAAAGACTTCAGAGCAGAGAACCCTGCCACTGCACTTGCGGCAGAAATAGGCGGCGGTCTTGTTACAGGTGGCTTGGGCGGCGCAAGAGCCGCAGGCACAGCGCTTGGCAGAAAGATTCTAGAGAAGGCTGGCACTGCCGGACTTGGCGGTGCCATAGGCGCAACAGAGGGCGCGATTGCTGGCATAGGTGCTGGTGAAGATGCTGCCAGCCGTCTCGCTGGCGGACTTGTTGGCGGTACAGTAGGCGGCGTTGCTGGATCAGCTTTGCCAGCCGTCATTGGCGCAGGCAAGAGCCTGACCAACCGCGTGCGTTCTGGCGTTTCAGAAAAGGCCGCACAGGACACCGCAGACCTAAAGGCCATCCAAGCATTTGAGGAAGCTGGCACATCACCAGAGGCAGTGCAAAAGGCACTGGACGACACAGCCGCTATGGGCGTGACAGATGCGATGATTCCTGACGTAGCCGGCGAAGCTACACGCAGGCTGGCAAGAGGCGCGACTACTGTTGCTGGTGACGGCGGTGACGTAGCTACAAAGGCTCTGGATGACCGCGCAGCTAATCTTGGGGATGAGATTGCAAACGATGTCGGCAGTGTGCTGGCAGGCGGTAAAAGCGCCACAGAAGCTCTGGACGAGATCGCAACGCGTCAAGCAGCCAATGCAGGCAACGACTATGACGCAGCGTTTAACGTCAACGGCGCTCCTGTAACCGTCAATGTTACAGACGATATTAAGCGTCTGTTCAGCTTGCCAGCTTTTGATGAGGCTGTGGAGCAAGCACGCAATCTGGCGAAGTTTGACGGTGTAGATATGCCATCGGCTGATCAGCTAATCAAAGGCCAGAAGTTAGACAACCTGTCCCTCAAAGAGATGCACTATATAAAGATGGGTCTCGATGAAGTAATGGGGCTGGGCAAGCGTGGGCAGTCAAAGACATCCATCGGGCGTGGCGTTGAGCGTGGCCTGAAAGGTGCGCGTGCAGATTTTATTAAGATACTAGATGACGCATCGCCAAAGATAGACGGTGAGAGCGCTTACAAAACAGCACGCAACAAGTTTGCTGGTGACGCACGTTTGCGTGAGGCCATTGAAGATGGCGAAGGCTTTTTCAAGATGAAGCCGGACGAGTTGGAAGGTAAAGTAAAAGCTATGTCCGACTCTGAGAAAGAGGCATTTCGCATCGGCGTGGCACAGGCTGTGCGCAACAGCGTGGACAACACTGCGGATATGGCAGACGCAGGACGTAAGATTTTCGGCAACAAAAAACAGCGCAAGCTGCTGCGGTCAGCGTTTCCTGACGGCGACACGTTTGACGCTTTTGAGAAGCGTATGCTGGCACGCACTGAGCAAGTCAAAACACGAGCCCGAACATCCCCGCAGGCAGGAAGCCAGACGGCACTCCGGCAGCAGGATGCAGCCAACCTGTCACAAACGGCAGACGCAGTATCTTCTATGCTTATGGGCAACCCACTCCCCGCAGTTCGCAGCTTGACTGACCGCGTTACAGACCGCGCAACGACATCTGGCAGAGTGGGCAGCGCTTTATCGCGTGATTTGTTTGCTACAGATGCGGCAGCACAAAGAGCGTTTCTCGACCGCCTGATTGCACGCAGAGCGCAAGAGCAGGCGCGTCTGGCAAGAGTTGGACGCAACACAGGACTTTATGGCGGCACAGTAGGAACTATGTCTGGCCTGCTTACAGGAGAGAGATAAATGGCAAAAAACTCCATTCGTGACTTTTCGGCAACCGCCGCGTCAAACACAGACATTCAGTCGGTGGACATTGATGAGAACTGCGCTGCCTCTGGCATAAACAATGCCATCCGCGAGTTGATGGCGGATCTGGCTGACGTAAACGCTGGCACTGTTGCTATGACCAGCCCATCGGCGGACAGTCTTAGCACAGACACAATCAGTGAAAAGACAAGCGGATCTGGTGTAACGATTGACAGCGTTTTGTTGAAGGATGGCGCACTTGGCTCGATTGCCTCTGCGGTTGCGGCACACCTGACCAGCATTAACGGCGGTCAGATTGGGGGCAACAGGAATCTGATTATCAATGGTGCGTTTGAGGTTGCCCAGAGGGCTACGAGTAAAGCGCATACTGAGTCAGCAATTAATGGCTATTACACAGTAGATAGGTTTCAACTGCTTAGTAACGCTATGGATCAATTACGAGTTACTCAAACACAATCTACGACTTCCCCAGATGGTTTCTCGAATAGTTTTGGAGTTGAAGTAACTGTAGCGGAATCAGCACTTGCCGCTGATGAAATTTTGTACATACAGTATAGAGCAGAAGCACAAGACCTTCAACATTTGGCTTATGGAACTTCTGATGCTAAAAAAGTAACTTTATCTTTCTACGTAAGAAGCAGTTTAACTGGAAAATATACTGTGCTTCTTTATCAAGATGACGCAACAAGAAGCAACACACAATCTATTACAATAAACAGTGCGAATACTTGGGAACGCAAGACAATAACTTTTGATGGCGATACCAGCGGCACAATAAATAACGACAACGGTTATGGTCTTCTTATGAATGTTGTGCTTGCCGCTGGGACTGATTTTGCGGGAACACCGCACACAGGATGGGGTACGTACAACCAAACGGATGATTTTGCACACGGAGACCAAGTAAACTTTGCCGCACAGACAGGAACATTTTTTATCACAGGCATCCAGCTTGAAGTAGGTAGCACAGCAACAGAATTTGAACATCGGTCTTATGGTGATGAGTTGAGAAGGTGTCAGCGGTATTATTATAAACTTAAACCCGGATCTACTGCGAGTGGATATGCTAGTTGTAACAGTAATAATACCTCAAGAAGCGATGCCATTTGCCATTTTCCTGTCACCATGAGGAGTATACCAACAGCCGTAGAAACAACTGGTGTAGCATCAGATTACGGATCTTTAACTGCTGGCGTAAATGTAAATTGTAATTCAGTTCCTACTTTTGTTCGTGCGTCATTAAATACATCATTTGTTAGATTTCCTTATGCGAGTGGTAGTGTGACAACGGGGCAAGCGGGTGTCATACAAGCAAAGCATGCTGATTCTTTTTTAGCTTGGAGTGCTGAGTTATGAGTTATTCAATTGTCGATACTGTTGATAATGAAGTTATTTATGGTGATGGAAAAAGAAGTTGCATTGGCATAGATGTAGTTTTTCAAAGATGGTTGCGAGATAATAGAGACAACCTTCCAAGTGACATCCAAGCTAAGGTTGATTCTGGCGAATTAACTATTCAGGAGGCCGATTGATGCCAAAGAATAAACTCACCGAATATGATGCTACCGCCGCAAACAATACGGATGTTGGTGGCGTAAATCTGGCAGAATCGAGTATGCTGCCCAGCGATGTGAACAACGCGCTGAGAGAGGTGCTTTCGCATCTCAAGAACTTTGCGGCGGGAACGGACGGCATTGACGTTCTGTCTTTTGCTGACGATGACGCAAGTGCATCCATCAAGTTTCAAGCACCATCAGCGGTCACAACAACGGTAACATTCACGTTGCCAGACGGTGACGGTTCTGCTGGTCAGGTTCTTAAAACAAACGGTTCAGGCACACTCGATTGGGTTGACCAAAGCACAGGCGGTGGCTCGTTCTTGGGCGATAGTGGCGGCGGTACTGCGGACATCATTCGCGTACATGAAAAGCAACTGGATACAAATGTGACTGTTGCGGCAAATACGAATGGGCTGGCGGCTGGCCCACTAACAATAGCAACTGGCGTGACTGTAACGGTCAGCAGTGGCGCAACATTAGTGGTGGCTTAGATGAGTACGTTAAAAGCAGATACAATCGTAGCGTCAGACGGCACTAGCCCTGTCACGCTGACTAAGCAGAGTGCGGCAAAAGTTTTTATATCCTTAACTGTAGCAGCTTCTATAGAGAGTAGCTTGAATGTAAGTTCGGTAACTGATGTTGGTACAGGAGAATTTGACCCACAGCTTACAAACAACATGAATGATGCTCTTTACTGTTGTAACACTGGTGTAGACCTTACTGGTCATGCGGTTAGGTCAGGGGCTACCGAAGAAAGAACAACTTCTTCTTTTAAGGTAATTAGTTATCTTACACACTCAACAGGTGCTAGTGAGTCAGCAATAGACGGATTGCACAACGCATCATTTGGAGATTTAGCATGAGTACAGTTAAAGTAAACACGCTTACTGGTACAAGCACTGCTGGCTCTATTGCGGTAACAGGTGAAGGCAATAGCACAACAACTAATCTTCAACAGGGGTTGGCGAAGGCTTTGTTTAACGTAACCAATAACAGCACATTAGTTTCTGGTGGGTTAAACGTCAGTTCATTGAATGACAGAGCAAATGGAAGAATGACCATATCTCTAACAAACAACATGAGCAATACAACAACAATGTCCTGCGTTGGAGATTGCTCTGAAACTAGCAGTGCTAATGGTGCAACAAACTCAAACAGAAATTGTAACGTCATTCGTGGAGATAATGCTGGCGAGGTATTTGTTGCGACAACAGAGCAAAACACTGGTTCGCTAGATGACACGGCTATTTCAAACGGTATTGTTATGGGGGGGCTAGCATAATGGCTGGAAAAATTGTAGCAGATCAACTAGAACACAGCACCGCTGGTACGGTTAGTACGGAATACGTTGTCGATGGTAGTGCGAAGGTTTGGACACATTATAGTGCAACCGCACTGGTAAATTCACTTAACTCAAGTTCTTTTACGGATAATGATACGGGCGACCACACTATTGCGTTTACGACTAGTTTTTCAAATGCTAATTATTCAGCGCAATTTGCTGCAAAGCACTCCAACAATAACGCTCTTGCGAATAGTATAAAAACTCTTTCTACGGGCAGTATTGTGACGATTAACGGTGGCGCATCGAATAACCTTCTTCATCAATCAAATAGAACAGATAATGTAGATAACTGCCTTACAATTCATGGGGACTTGGCGTGATTCAGACATCTGAATTTAAAGGTACACATCTCTGGGATAGACTATGCTGGGCTAAAGAAAACCTAGACGGTGTGCAGTCAGACTATCGTGTTGTCTATGAGGACAGCATTGACGAGTGTGCTAAGATACTTGTACCTGATCCCAACTGGATGGCCTGTGCATTGCAGGGCGGCATCTTACCGCCTGTGTGGGTGTATTGGGAACTTGCCAAAGACGAAGCACAGCCAGACTTTAAAAAGCACACACGCGGTTATTTGTTGCATGAGACTGAGCCGATGCCAGCTATGACTGAACAAGAAGCAATCGAGTATCTAATCATGAAGGACTGCCCACGTCACGTTTGGGAAAATTTTGACAAAGGCAATCGTAGAACTTTGGTTATCTGCAAAAAAGAGCAGTTACCACCAACCCGCGTCTGGCGTAATGCTTGGCGCATTGATCAAGAAGCCGCATAGGAGTTTAAAGTGGTTGATACATACATCATTGATAAAGACGGCAATCAGGCAAACGCCTCAGAGGTTACTGTCCCAGCGAACAGAGATTTTCGCGGTGCTTGGTCACTTAGCGGGAATGTCATTACAGAAGATCTGGCAACAGCAAAAGAATTATTTAAGGACAAGATTCGTGAAGTCCGCGCTCCTTTGCTCGACGCAGAAGATGTTGTTTATATGAAAGCGATGGAAGCCGACGACGCTACAGCAAAAGCCGCATCCGTTACAAAGAAAAACAACTTGCGTGACGCACCAGCCGCATCTGCTATCGGAAGCGCATCCAACATTTCAGAACTGAAAGCAGCGTGGGACACTTCACTGCTTGGCGACTCTCCATACGCCTGATGGAGTTATCAGGCATGATGTTTTGGAACATCATATTGACACTGGTTATAGCACCAGCGATGTGGGCGTTCCGTCAAATGTATGCGGAGGTTAAGCGACTCCAAATACTCCTAAATCAAACCAGAGAGACTTACGCACGCCGCGATGACGTGCGCGAAGATATGGGTCAGGTCATGCAACACCTTCATCGCATTGAGGACAAGCTAGATAAAGTCCTTACTCGCTAATTTTTCAAAAAAGTAGGTCATCATGCTTGAGATAGGTGTGGCTGTTTCAGTCGCCACGCAGAGCTTTGCTTTGTTAAAATCTGCGTTTGCGGCTGGGCGGGATATCGAGCAAATGTCGGGGGACATAGGCCGTTGGCTTTCAGCCGTATCAGATGTCGAGCGCAGAGAAAAGGAAGTAAAAAGACCACCATTTTATAAGAAGCTCTTTGCTGCGGGTTCTGTCGAGCAGGAAGCTGTACAGGTGTTCGCTGCGAAAAAGCGGCTGGAAAAGCAAAGGCAAGAGCTAAAGAACTTCGTTATAGCCCATCATGGCATAAAGGGTTGGGACGACCTGATCAAGTTGGAAGGCCAGATCAGAAAGCAGCGTCAGCGTGCTATATATGAGCAACGAGAGGCGCGGCAGCAGCTTATAGAATGGACGGCAATTATTTCTATTGTTTCGGCAGCCATAATTTTGTTGATCTATTTTATATGGCTGGCAAGTGAAGCAAAGGCGTTCTGAAGTCCAGACAGGCCGCATCGGTGAGTTGTATGCGGCTGCAATAATAGAAGAGTTAGGGTGGCAGACAGCTTTCTGTCAGCAAACAGGCGTGGACTTGCTTTGCTGGAAAGATAACAAGTTTTATCGTTGTCAGGTCAAAAGCAGCACCTTTCACACCAGCCTAAACAGACTTCAGTTTCATTTCGGCATCGGCAGGGCAAAGCGGAGGCCAACTTGGGAAGATTATGATTTTGCCTGCTGCGTGAGCGTGCCACACCGCAGAGCGTATTTTTTGCCGATCACTAGCGTTGATAAAATAACCCACTCTCGCAGAGGGCAGTTTTTTGAACAGCCGGATGTTGAAAGCGACACCTTTAGCAAAACAATAAGGATTTTAGATGAGCTTTATAGAAAGACTCGCTGAACAATTAATAGAGCATGAAAGCCTGCGTCTAGCGGTCTACGATGACGCTACAGGCAAGCCTATCGGAAAGGGCGACACTTTGCAGGGCAACCCAACCATCGGCGTTGGGCGGCTTCTAACGGACGACAGAGGCATTAGCCACGATGAGGCAAAGATGCTGTTGATGAACGACCTGAAGTGGGTTGCAGAAAAGGCAGAGGGCTATGGCTTCTGGCACAAGCTCGATGCGGCACGCCAAATGGTGATCATGAATATGATCTTCAATATGGGCAACCGTTTTGACCAATTCAAAAAGATGCACGCTGCGTTAGAGCAGGGGGACTATTCTGAGGCCAGCGCTCAGATGCTGGACAGTGTTTGGGCCCGTCAGGTCAAATCGCGTGCGACCCATTTAGCAGAGCAGATGCGGGAAGGGCTTGTGAAATGACACCAGAGATGCTCGACAAATGGAAGATCATGCCGCGCCTAATGATGCTGGCGGTCACTGTGATGTGCTATCAAGTGACGCAGTGGTATATGTCACTCCCGACGCCCACGATTGAGCAGAGCGGTTTCTGCAGTGTTGTATTTGGCTGCCTTTCAGCCAGCTTCGCAATCTGGATGGGTGGCGAGAAAAAGTAATGTTCAGCGCCGTCATCATCGCCTGCCACATCGCTGATTTGCAGTTGTGCATGATGGTGAATGATACGAGAGGCCCATATAGAACAGAGGGTGAGTGCATCGAGCGCTTGAACGAAATGAAAGGCTCACTGCATGACATTTGGTCGATGTTCCGAATGCCTTACAGGATCACATCCAGAATCTGTGTAGAGCCGGACAAAAAGGAGTCAGTATGATACAGGCGCTTATTCCAGCCGTTAGTGGCATCCTCGACAAGTTTGTAGAGGACAAAGACCAGAAGGCAAAGCTGGCGCATGAGATCAGCACGATGGCTGAACGGCACGCGCATGAGCTTGCCAAAGGCCAGTTGGCAGTCAACGCAGAGGAAGCTAAGTCAAAGAACATTTTTGTAGCCGGATGGAGACCTTTCGTTGGATGGACGTGTGGACTTGCTCTCTTTACTCATTTTCTTGTCATTCCTGTGGCTGATGTGGTGACTGCATACTTAGGCTACACGCCACCACAATATCCGGCTTTTGATATGGATACCCTAATGACTGTTCTATTGGGTATGTTGGGGCTGGGCGGCCTCAGAACTTATGAAAAGCAAAAGGGGCTGACAAAGTGAGTGGTGGCGATACAAATCCCTCCTCCCGAAAGCGTGGCGATACATTGGCGATACGCTGAGTTGCTTTAGGGTTTCCGCCAGAAATGTCAGGCTCATAACCTGAAGGTCGTAGGTTCAAATCCTACCCCCGCAACCAAAAACCTATACATATCAATAGTTTACAGCCCTCCAAGCTTTTTAGCTTGCGAGGGCTTTCTGTATTTGGCTCTATAGTTAGTGGCGATACAGTGGCGATACATCGTCAGGCTTTCGTGATTTTATTTGCATAAATGCTTTACTATTGCGCATATATGAGTTAATATGAGGTGTAAGGTATTTATCAAAGGGAGTTACAAACTAAAGGGAGAGTAAAATGCAGGCAAAAATCAAAATTGAAAAGACCGATGTCAAGATTTTCGAATTGGTTATTGATGTAGATGAGAACGAACTAAAGCAGTGGGCGATTGACCATTACGGTGCGCCAGATGAGTTTGAGGATGATGAGTCACCTGATCTAACTCTGGATGAAGATGGCAACGAAGTCCCCCGCACCGAACCTGACCCAGATTGGTTTTACTCCCATCTTTCAGAGTATTTATCTGAACAGGACGCCGACGTTCTTTTTTTAGACAACTGCCATGACCACTCAAAATACGATCTAGAGACTGAAGAGTGCGTCGTAGTTCAGTCTGGTATCGTGCCGTTTACTGGAGAGGTGTGATGGGCAAGCTGCGTCATATAAATTTAAAACTGGGGGAAGCGCAGGCATTTGTTGAGCGCTTTCACCGTCACTCGAAACCGTTAAAAAGACACATGTTCTCTATAGGAGCATACGATACAATGCTCATGTTTGGCTCAAAACTTGTTGATTTTCCTGTTGGGCTACATGGCGTCTTGACGGTAGACAGATGCAGTTCTGCTTGGTCAAAGGACAGAGACCGCGTAGAAATTCGTCGTATATGTGCTGCGCCATTTGCAAAACAAAACACAACCAGCTTTTTAATCGGCAAAGCGAAACAAGCGTGCTTTGCGATGGGTTACAGACAAATTGTTACTTACACCCAGCCGCATGAGTCAGGGACTTCGTTAAAGGCGGCGGGGTTTAGATTGGATGATTATAACGTCACCAGTTTTACCAGTGGAAGGGTGGAAGGACTGTTAAGATGGGTCTGTGATGAAGTTTATTCACTCACAGAATATGGTCGGCAAAGGCAAAATGAAAGCCTTTCAGATATAACAGAAATTGTAAAAGAAGCTGAAAAGGATAGGGCGGAACAATGATCCATATCGGCACACCAACGACCACAGAGGTGGTGCAAAGAGACGGCACAACACGCACATCGTGGGTCGTCTCTTACAAAGACAACTCTGGCAAGCGCAGACGCATTTATTCAAAGTCTCAAGCTGAAATGTTCAGAAAGATTGCCCAGCTTGACAGCGACCTAAAGGCGGGGCAGCACAACGCTAACCGCATCTCTTTCAGCAAAGTAGCGGCTGAAGCACTAGAGGCCAGAGCCGAACTGGTTGGCAAGAAAAACGGTATTCGGTCTCAAACGCACAAGAATGACGAGCGCCACTTGCGCCTGTATCTTACGCCGCATTTTTCTAATGTGCAGATGCGCAACCTCACGACAGGCGACATCAATCTTTACATAAACAAGATGGCGGCTGATGAGATCAGCCCTAAGACACAGCGCCACGTTATCAACACGCTTAATATGGTCTGCAAGCACGCCGTTGCCAAAGGCTATCTTTTGACCAACCCCTGTGCCAAAGGCGACAGGCAACAGATACGCGGCTCGATGGGGGAGCGCAAAGGCTACACCGCAGATCAGGTGCAGGCGATCCTTTCGGCAGAGATGCCGCTACAGGTACGCGCTATGATCACAACCGCAGCGCTTACAGGACTCGCAGCAAACGAGTTGCAGGGGCTACAATGGAAGGACATAGACCTTTACGCTGGCACTCTGTCGGTGCAGCGCACAGGCTTCAGGTATATGGTGCAGGACGAGACAAAGACGGAGTATCGGCGCCGCAGTCTCCCGCTTCCATCTATCCTTATCAAGACGCTGCGTGAGTGGCAGCTACAATGCCACACTCAGGTTTGGGTCTTTCCAGCCGTTAGTGGGCGCATGGGTGAACAAAACGCTTGGCGCAAACAGGTGGCACAAGCCTGCAAGCAGGCGGGTGTAAAGGACAGAGGCTTGGGTGGCTTCCGCAAGTTTTATCACACTCAAATGGAAGTGGCAGGCGTGCCGGAGTCTATCCGCAAATATCGGATGGGTCACTCGAAGAAGTCGAACACTGCGAAGGTGCATTACACTGACGCGGATGTGAAGCTGGCGCATAACGTGTCAGATCTAGAAACGATTGCTCAGAAGGTGCTTGCATAATCACTGCATATCGGGCGTGGTGTGAGCCTTCAAAGCGGCTCACAACCGTCCAGCCCTTCTCCTCATAAGCACCTATCTCAGCGTGCGTAACGTAGCGGACGGTCACTTTAATCGCCAAATTCTCCACCCGTCCGGCAGCTTGCGGATGCGGTAGCAGCCCTCTCCATGATGGTAGCGCATACAGTCCCGCAACTGGTAAGCCTCTCGCTCCGTACCAACCAGAACTGACTGCCCTATCTGCATCTTTTTAGCTGTGATGCCGTTAGCTGTTCTTGCGCCCCTATAGCTTTGTGGGATAGGTATCCCGCTCTCTATTACTAAAGATCCTTCCATGTCGCTTCTCCCTTTCGTATCCTTTCGCTGCGTTGATAGTTCTCCCAGTGACATTGGCAGGAGCAGAAGAGCGCCCCGTTCCCGTTCACTGACCAGCCGAAACCATTTAGATTGAACTGCTTTTTGCAAAACTCACACTCCCTCATGCGTGGGCTTTCCAGATAATTTTCGATGCGTTTTTTCTTTTTTCTTGCCACTAAACTCGCCTTCCGAAAGCGGGTAATGACAAGACCCGCACCGCACTACATCAGGCTCATCGGGGTGAACACGCGCTCTCGTAAGTGCGCCGCAAAAGTCACAGGTGATGTGCCTGTCATGTATCTGTCTGAACATCGTCAAGCCTCTGCAAAGCGATCTGGATCAACTCGATTCCTAACTGCGCTTGTTGCTTTGGTGACATTTCATTGATTGCCTGCCTGCTACCGATCACAAGCAGCGCCCCTTCAGGGCGGGGGACGCAGAGGACAGGATGTCCGTCCTCTTGCTTTTTTATCCAATCATCGTTGTACGATGTGTCGACCATGTCAGAAGGGAATCTGGTCATCTAGCCCACCCTGCGCGGGTTTTGGCTGCTGCGCAGGCTTATCCACCCACTCTGAGACTTTCAGTCCGACATAGTCCTTTCCGCCTTTGCTGGTATTGTTCCAGCCAGACAGACTGTACTTTGTGCCATTGATGGTGACTTCCCCACGCATATCTGGGCGGCTTGGATTGTCGCCCTTATCATTGTGGAAGAGCGCACCCTTCATTTCATTGTCCATTGATCGCATCCTTTCTCTTGCTAAACAACTGGATCACTTTCGGGTCTGTAGGTTTGACCCTATTGAACAATGCGAGAAGCTGGTCTTGCGTCTCTGCCATTGACAATTCTTCTTCTAAGGACATCCCCGCCCCACCAGCTGGAGGATTTGTTTGGGGGGCGGGGGTAGCGCCGTTGGACAGGGAGTTACCAACTGGTGGCGCTTCTTTCGGTGGCTGGCTTGCTAAATTGCCATCGTCATCTGTGTCGGCGATGCCGAACAAAGACTGCAAGCCGAAGCGTTTTGCATAAGTAATCCCAGCCCCATATTTCTGTGGGTCTGAGGAGTCTTTCGACTTTATCTTTGTGCGTGCTACACGCTCCTCACCGCCTTCATGGATCATAATCGTTTCGACATAGTCGATATCACCGTCAAAGCCTGTCGGCTGCATAAAGGTGATGCCATAAGCGGACGCGCTATTTACGCAAGCAATTACACTTTCCAGCGATGCAAACTCGCTTTTGAAGTGCGGGTTCTTACTGTCCAGCCGCGCCTTCGGGTTCGTGGCGTGCCATTTGACCAGCGCCTTTGCTAACTCACTCATTTGATGATCTCCACTTTCTTTGCATTGTTCTTGGATACCTTCACGCGGATGCCATGCCCGAAAGCCTCTGAAGCACTGGGCGGCACTAGCTTTTTGATTTCAGTTTCAGTCTTTTTGAATGTGTCGGCTGCGCCTGCAACTTGCCTGTAAGTTTCGGCGAGTTGTTTCCAGCGCGGCCCGTTGTTGCTCTGCTCCATATCTACAGGCAGACGTTCCTCTGGCGGCAGTGTGACTTCCCTGCGCTCTACTTCTTCTGGATACACGCCCATCTCAATGCAGCCCATAAAGTATGTGGCAAGCCCGATGAGGTGTTGTGTATATTCTGGATCTATAGGCACTTCATGAAAGGTCGGCTCGTTGCCGCCACGCAATATAGAAAGCAGGCCGTACTCGACAGGCTTGTTTGTTTCTTCTGCTAGAAGGTAAGCGTTCCAATGAAGCTGCGGTGTGTATTTGCGCACCAAGCGGGGGATCACTTCATCCCACGCCTCACCCTTCATAGGGCGACCAAGCGTAAACTTTGCGTCAAATACGGCTTGCGTGCCTTTATACTTTCTGACAGCGCCGTCAAGAGTGCAGCGCATAAATTTGTACTTTTTTCCGCGTATAATTCGTTGACGGTCTACAATGTCGATTCCCTGCTTATACGCACACCATTCGGTGTTTACGTCCTCAGTTACATGGCCCATCAAAACAGGCCAGACCATACTGAGGTCATCATGCAGCGCGTTTACCTTTTTATCGTAAAGGCGGTTTATTTCTTTAGGGTCGGCGCTTGCCAGTATATTGATGTCAGAGCCGCCTATGGTGGTCAGGCGCTCATCTAATGACTTTGTGCTTAAAGAAAAAGAGCGAAAATACGCCGGAATGTCCTGCGCGTCTTCACTCTTTTCTGGCTTTGGTGTGTCATCACTCATAGCCCCTTTTTACATTAGGGCATAAGTTAGGTCAAGCATATATGCTCATAAATGCTATCTAGCCAGATTAACGGCTAACACAGGAGCGACCTGTTTCAGGTCTGCCCCAAAGCTCTCCTCTTCGGATTTGTCCAGCCGTAGCCAGACATTATCTCCAAGACACTCTCGCACTAAAGCAACCAGCCTGTTACCGCGCTGCAACACTAAAACACAAATGTCATTACCCTTTGCAGCCTCATCTGGGTCGCAGAAAAGGAAGTCCCCATGTTTTAAGCGGGGCATCATGGCTGAACCACAGTTAAACATACCGAATGAGTTTACTGCATCAGCCAATACAGGTGGGCGTGCTATACGGCTCGTCATAGCCATATCAAAGCGCACGCTTTCACCATCTGGTTCTGGCAAAGCGTAAACAGGAATGTCCTCTGGTAAGATACTTGCGGCTGGCTGGTATTGGTCGGGCGCTAATATAGCATCCTCTTTGCACTTTAATATTTTGCTTAGTGCTTTGAGATGCGTGCCAACCCTTCTGCGCCCTTTCTCTATGCGGCTGTACTCAGCCTGATTGATGCCAAGCTGATCTGCAACTTGACCCTGAGTGAGACTCTTTGCGTCACGCAAACGTCTCAGATTGTTTGGATACTCCACAATAGATTTCCTTTAACAGATTTGTCAGGAGGTGAATTCACCCCAACCGATGCAATATTCCTGTTCCACCGCAATCCGTATGCGATGCCTTTTTTACACTCTCTTCTACCTTTTTTAGGCGGCGCTGTAGGTATATTTTCCCAATGTTCCGAAGCAGTGAACAAACTCATATCAAACCTCCAATGAAATGTCACAAAACTTTAATTTTACTATAAGGCATATATAGCATAGCCTAACCACGCAGAAATGCTAGTAAAATGTCATTTTGGGTTATCTGCTTATTGACAGATGTGGATATATGCGCAAATATGCCCCATAGTTAAGCAACCGCATATTGTGTTCTTCGATGAAATTAAATCAATATCTAGTAACAAATGGCCTGAGTCAGAGCGATTTTGCGAAACGATGCAGCGTATGTCAGGCCACAGTGCATAAGTGGATTTATGGGCTGTCTATCCCTTCAGGCAAAAGAATTATGCAGATCCATACCCTCACGAAGGGTGATGTGTCGCTGGAAGATTGGGTGCGAGAACATGGGAAAAAGCCAGAGGGATAAGGGCTACCGCGTCGAAAATAACGTGCGCAAAAAGGCTATCGATCATGGGCTAGACGCCAGCTACCGCGTGCCTTTGTCCGGCGGTGGTTCGATAAAAGGTGACATTGTTGTTGGCTGTGAGAACAGCAAAGAGCGCTGGACGCTGGAGGTGAAGTGCCGCGCTTCAGGCTTCAAACAGATCTACGACTGGATCGAAGGTAACGACGGTCTGGTCATAAAGGCAGATGGAAAGCGTGAGTTGGTCGTCCTCGATATGGGCGACTTTTTTGATTTAGTGGCGGGGAAACACAGTGAAAACCATTAGTGATAACCCACGCTATTCAAAGCCTTTTAAGGTGCTGCTTTGCTATGAGGTCATGGAAGATGTGGTCGTAAAGGCTGCGGACGAGAAAGAGGCGCGTTTAATTGCAGAGGGTCGGCTTCGCAGGCGCAAGCATTTAAAGCTGGATAACGTCAACTTTGGCGACTGCGACGTCTTAGAGGTGGTGGCTGTTAATGATTGAGGTGACGCTTACCGATTACGAAATGGCGATGGCGTCCAACGCTGCCTGCTTGCGGCATATATCCGCAAAGCGGCGCGGCTTGCCCTCTCTGTTTGCCGGACGTGAATGGCAGGGACACATCGAAGGGGCTTGCGGGGAGATCGCTGTAGCCAAGCTGATGGGTAAGTATTGGGGCGGGTCTATTAACACGTTCAAAAACGGCGGTGACATCGACAGCACTGGCTGGGAAGTGCGGACACGATCTGAGCATGATTATGACCTAATTGTCAGGCATGACGATCCTGACGGTCGGGTGTTTATTCTAGTGACAGGACAGTCGCCTGAATATCTCGTCTGGGGCTGGATACGCTCAGAGGATGCGAAGAAAGAGGAGTGGCAGAAGAACTATGGCGGTCATGGGGCTGCGTTCTTTGTGCCGAAAGAGGCGTTGAGACAGATGGGAGATCTTGATGAGTATAGAAGCGCTAACGTGGGCGTTTAAGCAAAAGCTGGACGATCCGACTGCAAAGCTGGTGTTGTTAGGAATTGCCGACAAGTATAATGAGGATAGGGGTTATGCGTGGCCTTCGGTGGAGAGGCTGGCAGATATGGCTGACTGCACTGAGCGCACCGTAAGCCGTAAATTAGCGCTGCTTCAAGAGGTCGGATTGATACAGATACTGCACAATCCACCGCAAACAAACAGATACTTTTTGCCTACCCTGACAGAATGTCACCCTGACACCAGATGTCATGGTAACCCTGACACGGGTGACGGGGTAACCCTGACACCAGATGTCAGCCAAACAATAGTTAACAATAGTAGTAACAATAATAATATGATCAATTCGTCTTTCGATGCCTTTTGGGAAGCCGTACCGAAGAAGGTGGGAAAGAAGGCAGCTTTGCGTGCTTATAAGACGGCTCTCAAAGACATCGACGCCGATACGTTGCTGGAGCGGGTAAAGGCTTATGCGCAGCGGGTGAAGGATAACGGGACGGCACAGCAGTATGTTTTGCACCCGACGACGTGGCTTAATCAGGGACGCTGGGATGATGCAGAGGATGAGGTAGAGGAAGTGCGAGACAACTTCGGTGTTTCGCAGAAGTGGATGCCCAAGTCAAAGCAGGAGTTTCTGGAAAAGGTTACGCCGACTATGAAGGATTACTACGCACGTCACAGGCCAGAGGTCATCATTGAGGCAAAGCGGAACGGCTGGATATGACAGAAGAGAAGCGTGTAGATCCGACTGATGAGTTTTTGCAGCATCACAGCGTTGAGCGGGTGGACACAGCAAAGGCAGGCAAAAGACGCACGCGGGTTACAGATCAGCGCTGGATTGATTACTACAAAAAGCATGGGCATATCACACCGCAACAGCACATGGCAGCAGAGCGCTTGCTGCAGCTTTACAGAGCGGCAGGACGTAATCAGAGGGTTACTGGCAGTCTGGACGGGCTTCCAAAGGGATCTGGCGGTGATATGAGCGATTATAGTGCTACAGCGCTATTGGATTATTTCAAGCTGAAGTGGCTGATGGGGACAGAGAGCTTCGGCTGTGTTGAGGATATCGTGGTGCATGATTACAGCGCACCAGAGTGGGCAAAGAAAAACAGCCGCAACCCAAAAGCTGCGACTGAGATATTGCGTATGTCACTCGATCACCTGAATGAGGCTTTTAAGAATTTACGCACTGCTCCTCGTCCTCAACCTCAATGACACCATCGCCCTGACAGCGCTCACAGGTCATGCGTTCACCTTTTAAGTAGCCGCCATGTTCCCAATCAATGACAGCTACCTCATACTCGCAGCGGCCTTCACCGCCGCACTCAGGACACTCGACTTCCACTAGCCAAACATCACGAGCAAGATGAACATCCACATAAACATCGCCACAAAGAAAAACACTGTGCAGATGCCTTCATAAATCCACTCTTTCATCGAAATCTCCCTTATAGGACTCATATATGAGCATAATATGCTTTATAGTAAACAGATGCAAGCATATATGCGCATAGAGTGTTGACGGGCGTCCCCGCTTCTGATAGCGTTTTTCTAGAGTTGGAATTGATGCGCCAGAGGGCGCTTTTTTTATGTCTGGGATACAAATTCAATACTTGGATGCAAAGGCAATCACGCCTTATGCACGCAACAGCCGCACTCACAGCGATGAACAGGTTGCACAGGTAGCGGCAAGCATTAAAGAGTTCGGGTGGACTAATCCGATACTCATTGACGAGACAAGCACGATCATAGCGGGTCATGGCAGGCTTATGGCTGCGCAGCGCTTGGGCTTATCCGAAGTGCCGACAATACGGCTTGAGGGCTTAACAGACGCACAGAAGCGTGCCTATGTCATAGCTGACAATAAGCTGGCATTGAACGCCGGATGGGACTCCGAAATGCTGGCGGTAGAGGTCGAAGAGCTGCTTGAGCAGGGGTTCGACCTAGACCTGACCGGCTTTGGTGCAGACGAGATAGACAGCCTGTTGGCTGAAGCCAATAAGGTGGATGAAGGGCTTACTGACCCTGACGACGCTCCAGAGCTTGCAGAAGAAGCTGTGAGCGTAAGAGGTGACGTGTGGCAGCTTGGCAGGCATAGAGTGCTATGCGGGGATGCTACGGTTCTCACCGATATAGAAACTCTGATGGATGGTCAGCTTGCCGATATGTTGCTGACAGATCCGCCGTATAACGTGGATTACACCGGCAAGACAAAAGACGCGTTGAAGATACAAAACGACAAGATGTCGGACGATACCTTCAGACAGTTTCTAGTCGATAGCTTCAGCACTGCTGATATAGTGATGAAGAAGGGTGCGGCTTTTTATATTTGGCACGCGGACAGCGAAGGATACAATTTCAGAGGCGCTTGCTACGATATCGATTGGGAAGTTAGGCAGTGCCTTATCTGGGACAAAGACGTGATGGTGATGGGACGGCAGGACTATCACTGGAAGCACGAACCATGCTTATACGGATGGAAAAAAGGCGCCTCGCACCTGTGGGCATCCGACAGGAAGCAGACAACTATCCTGAAGTTTGACAGGCCTAAGCGGAACGATGTGCATCCGACTATGAAGCCTGTGGATTTGATTGAGTATCAAATACTTAATAACACGAAAGGTGCAGATATAGTTCTGGACTTGTTTGGTGGCTCTGGAAGCACGCTGATAGCGGCTGAGAAGAGCGGCAGGAACGCATACATTAACGAGCTTGATGAAAAGTATGTGGATGTAATTTTAAAGCGCTGGCAGGAGTTTACAGGCCAAGACGCAGTGCATTGTGAGACAGGAAAGACGTTTAATGAATCCGACAAAAAAGACACCTGAAGTCGTTGCAGCCTTTCTTGATATGATTAAGAACGGACGCTCCTGTGCGCAAGCTTGCAAGCAGGAAGGTATGCCAAGCAGCAAGACGATACAGAATTGGGTGGATAGCGATCCAGTGTTTGCACGCCAGTATGATCAGGCAAAAGAAGAGCGTGGCAATTACTATGGGGAATTGGTGGCTGAGATATCGCTGGCTGGCCTGCAGGGGAAGTATAAGGACAGCGCTATGCTGCGTGCAGCTATAGACGGACTCAAGTGGAGTGCCGCTAGAATGTCGCCAAAGAAGTTTGGCGATAGGGTGCAGGTGGAGCATGAAGCTGGTGGCAGCTATGTGGAGGCATTGAAGGCAGTGCAGGGGAAAGTAAGTGAGGATGTTACTCCAGCACAACTTTCCGCAGTACGCGCACGCGAGGCAGACAAGCCAAAAAACAAGTCAATTCATTAGGTCGTTAGATAACAAGCCTGACTAAACTCTAGCAATACTGCGGCTTTGCGGCGTGTATCGCCAATGTATCGCCAAAGTGCTGCGCATTTTTATAGGTGGTGACAGATATACCCCCCCCTGTATTTCTGCGCGGGGGCAGGTCTTGCGCTTTCCCCCCACTCACCCCCCCCTTTGCATCTGGGAAGCATAGGGGACTCCGATGAACAAAATTGCGAAATCACTGCGCAACCCGCGTTTTAAGCAGCGTGTTGTGCGATCCCGAAAGGGTCGCGGCAGTTATACGCGTAAAGGCAGAAGCGCATCTCCCAGACGCGCTTTGGGATTGGGGCGGGCGCTTGACTGATCTACAGGACACGCTGTTACAGCTTCGGAATAACCCAGAGATGTTTGTCCGGCACGTTATTGGTGCTGAACCACAGCAGTGGCAGACAGAGGCTTTGAGGGCGATTGCGGCGAATGATAAGGTTGCGATCAAGTCAGGTCACGGCGTTGGAAAAACGGCGTTTTTGTCTTGGCTGATATTGTGGTGGTTGTTGACGCGTTATCCCACAAAGATTGTTGCTACGGCAAACACAGCGCATCAGTTGAATGATGTGTTGTGGACTGAGGTTGATAAGTGGGCGCGGATGATGCCCGAAGGGTTCAACAACCAGTTGGACTTCAAGAGCGACAAGATCAGTTTGGCTGGCAGCAGTGACAGCTTTTGCGCTTTTAGAACGAGCCGCAGAGAGAATCCAGAGGCTTTGCAGGGCTTCCACAGTGAGAATATGCTCATCGTTGTAGATGAGGCGTCCGGCGTGCCTGATGTGGTGTTTCAGGTCGGTGAAGGCGCTATGTCGACGAAGGGCGCTAAGACGGTGTTGACAGGAAACCCGACCAGAGCGGAGGGGTTTTTCTTTGATGCTTTTCACAATAATAGAGAGCAGTTTGAGTGTATGACAGTGTCCTGTGAGGACGCTGATACGGTCGATCCGAAGTTTGTTGAGGATATGATTGCCAAGTATGGTGCGGAGAGTAATGTAACCCGCATCCGCGTTTATGGCGAGTTCCCGACGCAGTCGGATGATGTTCTTTTGCCTCTGCACTTGGTAGAGGACGCTGTAAAGCGTGACATTGAGCCAAGTCCTATGACCCCTGTAGTGTGGGGGATAGACGTTGCACGTTTTGGTGGTGACAGGAGTGCTTTATGCAAGCGTCAGGGGCAGGTGCTTGTTGAGAAGTGCAAGACTTGGCAGGGTAAAGATTTGATGGAGATGGCGGGTATTATCCTGTCGGAGTATGAGGCCACGCCTTACACGTTGCGCCCATCGAGCATCTTTATAGATTCCATCGGGGTTGGTGGCGGCTTGGCTGACAGGCTGTCGGAGTTGGATCTGCCAGCTATAGGCATCGCGGTATCAGAAAGCCCATCGCTGAAGGATCGGTTCACGCGGCTGCGGGACGAGTTGTTCTGGAAAGCGCGTGAGTGGTTTGAGGCAAGAGATTGTCACATACCAAACGATGAAGCCCTTATAAGCGAAGTGACGGCTGTTCGGTACAAGTATCAGTCAACAGGCAAGTTGAAGATTGAGAGTAAGGACGAGATGAAGCGCAGGGGGCAGAGGTCTCCTGACGTTGCTGACGCGTTTGTCCTGACCTTTGCACAGGAAGGTGCAACGGCTATGGGGCAGGCTTCACGTTGGAACACCAGAGGGACTTATAAGCCAGATGCGCGGTGGGTTGTATGAGTGACAATGTTGTGCAGTTTCCAAGAAAGCCAAAGTTGGAGCTTGTGTTTACCCCCGAAGATGATCTTGATGATGATGTAGACGCTGCGCACTCAGCGTTGATCTGCAACTTGAACGGGATGCACGTTACGGCAGATGTGCCGTATGCGTCTCTCATGGAAGCCTGTTTGCTGGCGGCTGCTAACTGCGCAAAGCAGGCTGGCCTTACGGCAGATGAGTTTAACAAGATTATGCACTCGATAGAGGTAACGGACGAGGACTGAAATGAGTAAAACTATAAAAAGCGCGAAAGAGCAAAAGGTAAAAACTGAGACAGAAAAGCCTGTTGCAAAGCCCAAAGTGGATGTTTCTACAATGTCCCCAAAGCAAAGACGTGAGTATGAAGTTCAGGTCAGGCTTTCGAAGGGTTGACCTATGCCCAGAGCAAAACCCGCTAAAGGCAAAGCTAGAGTCAAAATCACAGCAAGCGGCAAAAAAGTCTCCTATGGGCAGGCCGGAAAAGCAAAGGACGGCGGCTCAAGAGTAAGAAAAGGCACAAAAAAAGGCGACGCCTATTGCGCACGCTCTAACGCTCAAATGAAGAAGTTTCCAAAGGCAGCAAGAAACCCTAACAGCCCACTTCGACTTTCCAGAAAAAGGTGGGGCTGCGCTGGGACTAAATCAAAGAGGTAGCTGTGGCAAAGGCAAAGCAATTGACAAAAAGGCAAATGAACGCTCTCAAGCGTCATAGCGTTCACCACACAGCAAAGCACATGGCTGAGATGAAGCGCTCGATGTTGTCTGGGTCAACCTTTGCAGAGGCACACCGTAAAGCAATGAAAAAAGTCGGGCGATAAAAGGAGACCTAAATGTACGGCAAGAAAAAAGGCAAGAAAAAAGGCGGTAATGTCAAAAAAGGCAAGTTTTGCTCTTAAATGATACTTATCCGTCACCTTTCCAGACCCAGAACACCCGCACCCCCCGCTTTCTCTTTTTGCGCGGGGTGCGTTACCCCTAAACGATGCAAAGATACGGAGTCTTGTGATGCCCCGACGCTTTCCGAAAGTGCCAAAGGACAAAAAAACAGGACTGCCAAAAAAGTATCTGGCGGGATCAAAAAACAGATCAAAAAAAGCAGCAGAGCTAAAAAGGACAGCCGCCGCGTACAAGCGGGGTGATCCGATAGATGTTGCTGCGATAAGCAAATCGAGAGCAGCCCAAAATGCCAAGAAAACCGTTAAACGAAAAAACAAAAGCCGCTCTAAGAAAAAAGGCTAAAGGCACAAAGTTCACTTATGGCGAACTTGCACAGGTCTATCGTAGGGGGCAGGGCGCTTATCTTGGTGGGGGAAGCAGAAACGTCCCAATGGCAGCTTGGTCAATGGGGCGTGTAAATTCTTATATGCGCGGCGACAAAGCTAGAACGGCTGATAAAGATATTTATCAGAAGGCACGCGGCAGAGGTAAAAAGAAATGATGGACAACGAATTATTAGGCTCAGTGATCTCGCGTGAGATTACAGAAAGCCTTAATCATTTCGACACCGAATACACGCAAGACCGCATTGATGCTCTTGATTATTATTTGGGTCGGCCTTTTGGCAACGAAATTGAAGGCCGCTCATCTGTGGTAAGCACAGAGGTCGCCGATACGGTCGAGCAGATCATGCCGTCGATGATGCGCATATTTACAGGCACAGACAAAGTTGTGCGCTTCGCCCCTCGCACAGAGGAAGATGTCGAAAAGGCTGAACAGGCCACAGATTATGTGAACTTTATACTGCAAAATGATAACGATTATTACCGCGTCTTATATAACTTCATCAAAGACTCGCTGCTGTTTAAACTTGGAGTCGTCAAAGTGTCGTGGGACGACGTTGACGAAGTGCAGCAGGAAACCTACGAGGGTCTGGAACAGAGTGAACTGGCGCTCCTTTTGGCAAACCCTGATGTCGAAGTTGTCGAGCAGAGCGAAACGGTAATTGTTGCTGGCGATGCTGAGTTAGGCATTGAAGAGGTTGCCAACTATGATGTGACGCTCAAGATCCGCAAAAAGTCTGGTCGCATCCGCGTGGAGAATGTGCCGCCTGAAGAGTTCCTGACAAACAGGCGCTGTAAAAATCTGGATGAGGCACGCTTTTTGTGCCATCGCACAACCATGACCATTTCAGAACTGGTCAGCATGGGATACGATCAGGACGAGATTGAAGCCTATGCAGGCGTGGGCGAGTTGGAAACAGAGAACGAGCGCCGCAAGCGGTTTGAAGATCTGGACGCGCAGCAGGACTATGATTACGCAGACCCTTCACAGCGCGAAGTGCCTGTTTATGAGAGTTACATAAAGGTCGACTTCGATGAGGACGGCATAGCCGAACACCGCCGCGTTTTAAGCATCGGCGACTCCGGCGATTACGTTTTAGAAAATGATGTGATCGATTACTGCCCATTTGCGGTGATCAGCCCGATCCTTATGCCGCACCGCCTTATCGGTCGCTCTATCTTTGACCTGACGAAAGATCTGCAAGTCATCAAGTCAACTTTGATGCGGCAGTATCTTGACAGCACATATTTGAGCGTGATGCCGCGTATTGTGGCTGTAGAGGGTCAGGTTAATCTGGACGACCTTCTGGACGGCACTGCTGGCGGTATTATCCGCGCCCGAAACGCAGGCGCAGTCCAGCCGCTAAACACTGGTGGCGTTGGGGCAGAAATACAGCCTTTGATGCGCTACTTGGATGAAATAAAAGAGCAGCGCACAGGAATGAGCAAAGCCTCTCAGGGGCTTGATGCTAATTCTTTGCAATCCAGCACAGCCGCAGCGGTTGCCGCTACGGTGAAGGGCGCAGGTCAGAAGCTGGAATCTTATGCCAGAACCATCGCAGAAACAGGCATGAAGGATCTTTTCCGAATTGTGTTGAAGCTGGTTTCCACTTATCAGCAGCAGCCGCGCATCATTCGGCTTCGTAACAAGTTTGTTCCCATCGACCCCCGCGAGTTCGAGGGCTTCGACATTGTTGTAAATGTCGGACTCGGCACTATGGACGAGCAGGAAAAAATGAGCCGCGTGATGGAAATCATCGTCAAGCAGGAGCAAATTCTTCAGCAGCTTGGGCCGAACAACCCCATCGTCTCAATGGAGCAGTACACAAACACGCTGCGCCAATATGTCGAGATGGCAGGCATGAAAGATGCCAGCCGTTACTTCAAAGATCCGGCACAGGCGATGATGGAACAGCAGGCTATGGCACAGCAACAGCAGCAGCAGCCTAACCCAGAGATGGTCAAGCTGCAGCAGGACTTTGAGTTGAAGAAGGCCAAGCTGGATGCAGAAATAGCTCTGGAACGTGAAAAGATGATGATGGAGCTTGAGCTTCGCAGACAAGAGTTGGCTGCGGAGAGTCAGTTGCGTGTTGCTAAAGCTATGACAGACGCAGAGATAAGCACAAATCTGCCCCGCGCATGAGTGTATTTGGAGAAGTTTGCGAGTTACTAGCTGAGTCGCAAATATATGGTCACTGGCGGATGGACAAAGTAGTCAAAACCTTTGTTCCGCCTATAGCCCACAAGCAGGCTCTTGTTTTTAGAAAGGGCGGCAAGATGGTTGCGATAGTCACTTGGGCGTGGGTAAGTGATGACGCTCTCGAAGATTTAAAATCTGGAAAACGCAGAATTGATTTGGACGATTGGAAGTCTGGTGAAAATTTGTTCTTTGTTGACTTTCTCGCGCCTCATGGCGGTGTGTCAAAAATCATGCGTCATGTAATGGCGCATTTTAGAAAAAAATCAGGAAAAGGTCTTGAGGGGCATTGGTATCGTCCAGCAAAAGAAAGGTCAGGCCATGTGGTCTCGTGATGACATATTCAAGTGCGATTATGCTGAAAAATTAGAGCGAAAATTTTATTGTTTCGGCTCAGATGATCCGAGCGGCGATGAGCCGGACGGCGTTACCTTTACATCCGGCGATGATTACAAAGCGGGTGATGGCGTAAAGATTAGCTCTGACACGCTTGCGTCAAACTCCACAGATGACACTTACGGCGGCTTTAACACCTCAAAGGCAAGACAGGCTGAAATCTTCGGCACAGGTGGATATTCAGATCCTTTTGAAAGCGGAACTGGTTTTTATGGTGGCTCTGCAGCAAATCAAGCCGCGCAAGTTTTAGCGTCCGGCGGTAACAACTTCACAGGCGGAAACGTAGGCCAAGCTGTGGCGCAGGCGTTTGCAGCACCACGACCACAGACGCGTGTGGAGCGTCGTCCGATAGATACGTCTACAGCTAATTTTGTTAAGATGTTAGCCCCATCATATATGTCACAGCAGGCAGCAGACCAGATTGCCATGAATGATGCAAATATGGTCTTGCCGCAAGAAATGTATTTTGATGAAAAGTCCGGCACTTATAAGCGTGGCGCTGACCCATCCTTAGAGCCAGAAACTCTAGCGCAGACGGCTGCGGATATAGCTACAGGAAACAAAGATGCTTATGGCATCGGTTCTGCGGGGGAGTTTAGCGCTGATACAGCAAGAGCCGGAATAACAAACACTGGCCTTACAGACCAGCAAATGTTTGACAACATTATGGCATCTTCTGAGGGTGTAGACCGCGATTCCGAAGTGGTATCGGCTCTCAGCGACAACTTTTTAGACCAGAGAGGCAGAGACGATCTGAACGCTTTGGCTGGCGATGCAGTTGATTATTTCAATAACCCAATCGTGAAAGGCGGTCAGTTTGTAGAAGGCTTGCTTGGCCTGCCAAACATTATGACCACAGACGCAGGCTTGCCCCGCTTCGGTAGCGTTGGAGATATGCAGATCGGAATCCAGCAGGGCGGTCGGTTGATGTACGATGAGGACGGCAACCCTGATTATGTAGTTATGCCAGATGGGTCTATCATTGGCGCGAACACAGGATCAGGCTTTACAGGCTCAAGTGATGACCAGCCTATACAGCCGCAAATGAACCCAATTACAAATCAGCCGCGCTGCCCAGAGGGATACAGTTTCGATGAGAGTGTTGGCGCTTGTATGCCGGACAGCCCAGAGCGGCGTGGGCCTATAAGCGACTTCCCAGCAAACCCAGATATGTTTGTGCGGATGACCGCTCTCGATAGAGCGCCGACAAACGTGCCATCTGGTTTTGACTTCGATGCAGCTAACCGCCGCTTCCAAGAGTCTTATGCGTACCGTCCGCAATACTACGGTCGCACCCCTATGGATTTAACAGGATTTACGAAACTCAGATGAACGAAGGTAAACTGAGAGATCAGGTGGATCGTGCAGCAAGAGCCGAAACGCTACTGCGCGAACCAATGATAACAGAGGCGTTTGAAACGCTCGAAAAAGAATTTGTGTCCGCGTGGAAAGAGTCAGGCATCGCTGACCAACAAAGCCGCGAACACATATACCAGCTTCTGCAAGCACTTGAAGCCTTTAAGGGACACTTTGTGAAAGTTCTTGAAGATGGAAAACTTGCGAAGGATAGGCTGAAAATTTAATAAATTTAGGAGTTAAGGATGGATCAACCTAAACAGGAGTCCAGTTCACTTTCATTACAAGATGCAGCAGGCTTGCTACTTCAGTCTCAGACAGAGGCAACTGAACCGCAAGAGGCTGTCCAACCTGACGAGACCGTTACTGAGGAAGATCAGGTTATGCCTTTGGAAGCCGAAGCCGTTGAGGATGGTGATTACGAGCCATCTGAGGAAGAGGCAGAAGAAGATGATCAGGCAACCGATGACGCCGATGAGGAAGATTACGAAGAGCAGGAAGTTTACACTGTCAAAGTAAATGGGCAGGAAGTAGATGTAACGCTTGAGGAAGCCCTCAAAGGTTATCAGCGGGAATCTGATTACACGCAAAAGACGCAGCAACTGTCAGACCAGCGCAAAGAATTTGAGGCTGAAAAATCTCAGTTTCAACAACAGCGTGCTGAAACCGCACAACTGCGTGACGCGTATGCACAATCACTTCAGCAGCTTCGAGAGCAACTCGAGCAGGGTCTTGCACAAGAGCCTGATTGGGATAAGGCTTACGAGCAGCTTGATGCGAAGGAATACGCCCGTCTTGTTCAAGATTGGCAAATGCGCAAAGAAAACAACCAAAAGGTAAAGGTCGAGCAGGCACGAGTTGCAAAAGAGCAACGGGCTGAGACAGAAGATTTGATGCGCAGGCATCTGGCACAGCAGTCAGATCTTATGCTTCAAAAACTGCCTCAGTGGAAAGATGAAAAAGTCCGCGACAAAGAACGTCAGGATCTTATCACATACGCAAAGACATTGGGTTACACCGATGACGAGATTGCAAACGCAGCCGACCACAGAGCCATTGTTGCTTTGTACCATTCAATGCAACTGAGCAAGCTGAACGCCAGCACGCCAGAGGTTAAGAAAAAGGTTAGACGCGCACCCAAGATGGCAAAGGCCGGAGTTCCTCGCTCAAAGAATGAAGTGGCAAGCAGGCGCAGAGAGAAACTGCGCAAACGTCACGCCGAAGAGGGAACAATAGCCTCTGCGGTTGATCTTCTTCTACAACGCTAAATTTGTGAGGTAATACAATGGCGACTTTAACCACAGCCACCAAAATTGGTGAGCGGGAGAGCCTGTCGGACGTAATTGCGCGTATCGACAGCGATGAGACTCCCATCTACAGTGGTGCGCAGAAGCGCACTACAAGCGGCATCTTTGGAGAGTTTCTTGTTCAAGAGCTAGCAAGTGCTGCGACCAACAACCACCGCACTGAAGGCGCGGACATGACCGATACAGGCGTGACCGCTCTGACAAGACTCGGGAATTATGCACAGATCTCAACTCGGGGTTTTCTAATTTCTGGGACGGTCGAGTCCGTTGATAAAGCAGGCGTGGAATCTGAAATCGCATATCAGACCGTTTTGGCCGGATTGGATCTGCGTAAAGACATCGAAAAGTCAATCGGTGACACAAACGTAGCTCGTGATTCTGGCAGCCCACGAAAGTCAGCTTCTCTGATCACTTGGATCACCAATGGTGATGCACCTTCAGACATGGCTTTTGCTACAGGCGACGGAACTGATGTTGCTGACCTGACAGGTACAGCGCGTGCGCTGACACTTGCTCAGATTGACGCGTCGATGCAGGCAGCTTGGACAGACGGTGGTAACCCACGTTTGTTGGTTGCCAGCGCAACAAACCGCGCCAACATCTCAGACCTGACTCAGTCAGGCACAAACTTGGTCACTAACCAAGTCAACACAACAGCATCTAAGCCCATCACATTCAATGGTGCGGTCTCAGTGCTGTTTAACGACTTCGGTCAGCTTGAGGTCATTCCATCAAGATTCCTGTCTAACGACAAAGTGTTCTTGATTGACCCAGACCACGTTGCAGTTGGTGCAATTAACGGACGTAACTTTGTTGAGCAAGAAATCGCTCCAACAGGTGACGCGACTAAGCGCCAGATTCTGTGTGAATGGACTCTGCAGCCAGACGCACCGAAGGCACACGCTGCCGTTATCGGTCTGTCAGGCTCATAAGCCAAAACGAGTTAGAAGGGGCGGCTATTGCCGCCCTTTCCTGATTAGCTTTGCAAGCCTTACAGCAAAGGCTCTAGCCTCTTCTTTTGTGAGGTGCGGCCTAACTGTGCGGTAAATCTGTCTTTCGAGTGTTTGCATATTATCTCCTTTCAAAAGGTAGACGAACAAGCTCGTAAGATTATTGAGGTTTCACATGAAAAAATTACTTTCTTCTGACCCATCTTCCGGCAAAGAAACTTGGATGAATTTTGACCGCGATGGTCAGGCAGAGATCATCCAGAAGCAGCATATTAAGCAAGTGCTGGAAGCTAATAAGCGTCAGCAGAACGAGTGGAAATACGGCAACCTGATCGGCAACACGCAAAGACATCATCAAAAGGTCGCTGACATTCCGAACCTTTTATATATGCAGCTTCGTGAGAAGTTTGGGCATCCAGCCGATAACCCGAAGGATTGGGCAAAGTGGTTGAATGATCCTGAGAACAGACATTTTAGAACAGGCGGCGGACGCATCTGATGGCGATCACGACATATACAGAACTGCAAACGGCGATTGCAAACAGTCTCGCTAGAACAGATCTGACGACAAATATACCCGACTTCATTACGCTCTGCGAAGCGCGTTTGTCGCGTGAGCTAGAGACACGAGAACAAGAGAAGCGTGCGCAGGCCACGCTTGCGGTGGGCGATGAGTACACAGCCCTGCCGACAGATTTGCGTGAGGTGCGTGAGGTAAAGTTAAACACCAGCCCGAACACTGTGCTGGAGTATATGTCACCTGTTGCTCTGGATAACACCTATCCAAGCGGGGCAAACGGCAAGCCTGTTGCCTATTCGATAGTCGGCACAGAAATAAAACTGCGCCCTGTGCCGGACAGCACTTACACCGCAGAGATTATTTATGTGGGCAGTCTTGAAGCGTTGTCATCGTCAAACCTGACAAACACAATGCTGACCCGCCATCCTGACGCGTATCTTACAGGCTCACTTGTGGAAGCGTATCTGTACCTGATGGACGATCAGCGTGCGCAGTTATACGATCAGAAGTTCAGCCGCATCATCGAAGAGATCCGAAAGGATGAGCAGCGTGCGCATTACGGCACTGGCACGTTGCAGATACAGTCCGTCTATCAGCGTCAGGCGAATATTTAGGAGAGCAAATCATGTCTGCAATGTCAGATTATTTAGAACTGAAGTTCCTCGATCACTTTACAGGAACAGCCAGCACATCAGCGCCATCCGCCGTCTATCTTGGGCTTTCTACTGGCTCAATGGCAGACGATAACTCTGGCACAGAATTAACTGGAAATAATTACAGTCGCAAAGCGATTACATTTGCATCAGCGTCCGGCGGCAGCATTTCAACAAACGCAGCCGTTGAGTTTGATGCAGCAACAGGTTCATGGGGTACAGTTTCCCATTGGGCTATATACGATGCGTCTAGCGGCGGAAACCAACTTTTTCATGGCGCGTTCACAACTGGTAAGGCCATCGGGTCTGGAGACATTCTGAAGGTAGCAAGCGGCTCTCTAACTATCACAGCCGCCTAATAGGGGGCAGTTATGGCTTTGGGGACACCAAATCTTGACCAGATAACCACACCGCTCGACAGCATCGTTGGTTCTCTGGATAGCACATCTGATCTGGATAAAGTTGATTTTAGTAACCCGACGCTAGAGCAGCTTGACACATGGGGGCTAATGGACGCTCTGGATACCTTCGGGAATCTAGACGCGCTTTCATCGCTGGCTGTCAAGCAGGGCGCGGCTTCTGTATCTACGTCCGCGACCGTCACAGCAGAGTTGCAGTTTGCTATTGAGGTTGACGCAACGGTATCCACCAGCGCTACCGTATCTGCAGCCGCAACTCGCGTGCGCACTATGGAGGCAACTGTTGCCAGTGTTGGCACAGTTACAGCAACCGCGACAGCGACCAAAATACCTGTCGGCAGCGCGACAGTAAGCGCTACGGCTACCGCTTCAGCAATACCTGTGCGGCAGATGGTGGCAACGGCAGACACCGCAGCGACCGTAAATGACGTTGTTGCAAACTTTGTATTTTTCGTGACGGCATCCGAAAGTACAGAAGCCACCGTCACCGCAGCAGCCACAGGCGAGTTTGCTATGGTGGCAACGGCTACAGCATCGGCATCCGTTACAGCCACAGGAAAGATACTCGGAGAAGATTGGTCAAACGTATCGGCTGGCAGCGAGACTTGGACTATTCAGACCGCAGGCTCAGAAGTGTGGGCGGTTCAATCAGCAGGCAGTGAGGTCTGGTTACAACAATGATACGCTTTGGAGAATGGTTGCCAGATCAGCCTGACGTAAATAACGCAGGCGTAACTGTAGCAACAAACGT